TGTTTTACAGAGTCTTGTTTCATCTGGAAACTTCACATACAAATCATTGGATACTGTTGCTGGCGTTATAGCAAAAGTTGCATCTTTATCTGGAGCCATTGTCGTTGCATTACCAACAGAACCAATACTGAATCCAGCAGTTTGACCAAACATAGCTCCAAGAAACTTCATTGCAGCAGCTTTCATCTGGATTGCGATTAAATCCTGAATGACGCTACGAGCAAAATCCTTCATGTTCAATTTGCCAGTTTTGACAAAGTTATCAATGGCAGATGCCATGTTGCCCCAAACGGATTGAAAAGTCTGATCTGTTTTTCGATAGACTTCTGCAAGCTCAATGGTAGTGCGTTTTTGTTCCGCAGTAGCATCAGCCAAACGATATGCTTCAGCAATATCAGATTCTTTTTGCCCTGCACTATTTGCCTTAATCATGGCCTTTTCTCGTTCAAGCTGAATATCAACCTTTTTCAAGTCAAGCTCTTGTTGTGTATAACCAAATGTTTGAATCTTGAAATTCAGTGTTTCCTGTTCGGCTTTTTGAGTTTCTTCAATTGCTTTATAAGCAAGCCAATTTTTTTCAATATAAGCAGTTTGAGCTTTATCTCGTTCAGCTTGAAATGCCTCTTCATGTTGCATAGCTGCAATTTGAAGGTCAAGCTCTTTGCGATATTGTTTGTAGCGTTCATCAGAAATCTTGCGATCACGTTCAGCGCGAATTGCTTCAATCTCAGCAATCATGACTCGCTCAATCTCAACTCCTCTTGCACGTTTTTCTTGAGCACTGATACCAGCGTATTCAAACACCTTATCTGAAATTTTCTGTTCAGCTTCAAGCCTGATACGTTCTTCTTCAGTAGCCGTTGCTTTTGCTGCCTCATAAAAAGCATTTTGACGAATTTTTGCCTCTTGCATTGCAAGATTGCGAGTACGATCAGCGCCACCAGTTGCACTGTAATCCGTAATTTTGAGATCGTTTTTTGCTTTTTGATCTGATTTTGCTTTGGCTTCTTTTTCTTGTTGATCAATAAGTTCAGCCAGACGTTTGTATTCCGACAGAGCAGTCTGATAACGAACACCTTTAATAGCGCCTTCACCGCCAAGTCGGACATAAGATTCCATCAATTTTGCTTGATCTTTCATCGCAGCAATTGATGGATCTTCTTCTCGACCAATTTCTTTCATCCACTCCCAAAAATCACTTGCTGCAATTTTTGTGGCTTTCCACATCTTTTCAAGATAGCCAAGTTTTTGTCCTTGACCTTCAAGTGATTCTGTCAAAAGATCAGCAGTTAATTTGATAGCCTCTTGAGTTCGACCTTGTTGATTAAGTGCCTCAATGCTCTTGTATTGTTCAAGAGTCAAAAAATGATATGTATCATTTAACTTTTTGGCGGAAGAAGCAGAACCATCCAGTGCAGGGATAAGTTTTTCAGCAACAATTGATGCACTGTCTCCAGATAAAGATGCAACTTTTGCTATAACGCCAGCAACAGTATCCAATGATTTGTATGTGAAGTTTCCAGATGAAACAAGACTCTGTAAAACATCACGAGCTTCACCAATTCCAATGTTGAACTTATCACTGATGACACGAGACAATCCATTAAATCGTTCTTCAATGATTCCAGCAAATCCGCCAGTCAAAATCAATGAGTTCTGGAATTTTTTGCTTTCTTCACTTCCTTGATAGAAGGCAAGACCCAATGCGCCGACAACAGAAACAGTACCGCCAAGGGCCAAATTGAATGGTGTAAGCAGTGTGCCAATTGCCCTAAACATCCCACCAATACCACCCATTGCATCCTTCAACTGACCACCTTGTTGAATCATGGCAATCATTGGATTTTGACCAGAAGCAATCTGTGTGAACAAGTCAGTGGTCTGATAAGTCAGCGCCATCTTTTGCTGTTGCGTCAGTTCTCCTGTGATTTTTTTTTGGCTGGCGGCAATCTTGTCATAGGCGGCGGCCTGATCAAGAAGACGTTGCTTCATCTCAGACGTTGCGCTCATGAATTTACCAGAGGTAATTTCACGTTGGATCAACTCCACCTTGGACAAGGCTTTTCCATAGTCTTCTGTCGCATGGATAAGACTTTTTAACTCACCAGCTGCGGCATTCGTATCACGCTTGATTGCGTTTGCCATCTTCTGATTTACAGAAATGGCCTTGTCAATTTCCGCAGTAAATTCTGATGTATCCAACCCAAGGACAACACCAAGTCGAGCGATGTTATTCGATGCCATTATTTCTTCCTCTTAGCCAGTTTTTTGGCGTATTCTGGGATGATTCTTGCCAACTCGTCTTTAAGAATTGTCAAAACTTGAGACACATTATTATCTAATGCAGGACGTAAGAATGGATGTCCTGCGATCTTTTTTGTGCCAAACTCTTGAGCTAAAGAAACAGCACTTTTCTTTACGGAAACAACAGCAATTGCTGAATCCGTGTCATGAACGTAATAGCTCTGCTTATCTCGCTCAGAAGGAATCCTTGCATCCAAACGCAAAGTATCAGCCATGTGAATTGGATTGCGTTCATCACGAGGTTTTGTACCAACTGGAGCCATTGCTTTGGCTTCATTTAAAACAGGCTCCATTGCTGTTTTTGCGGCTTTCACAAGTGTGTTTCTTGCGATTAAATCAGCACGATAGCCTTGAGCCATATCCCGCAATTGCTGTTCAAATTCAGCAAAGCCTTCAAGCTGAATTGCGCGATTGTTCGGGATATAGGCCATGCTACTCTTTCAGGTAAGCCTCCGAACCCGGTCTAGTAGCCAAGAATGCCATCAATTGCTTGCTGGCTTGCTCTTGCTGTTGTTCCTTTGTCAGCGGCGGGACAATGTATTCGTGCGTTGATGGAAGAACATCTTTCATCGTAAACGGTCTTGTCGTCTTCTGTATTTTCGAGTTTAAGTTGCCTGTGGTCAAGGAACTCAAAGCCAACAAAACAGCTTTATTTCCTATCATGCCATCCGACAACATAATCTCGATATTCCGCATATCATCCGCAGGAACATCATCAGGACACCCGCCATGAGCGTAAATATACGCTCTGGCTTGAAGGCGAATGTCCCAAATTAGTTTTTTCGGGAATCCTTGTATCCGGGCTGAATTGCCTCAGAGATTTTTGCAAGGATTTCCAACTGAACAGCAGTCGGCCATTCAGCTTCAATATCTTCGTATGTAATTTCGTCAAGTGTGCCGTTCACAGGAACCAACAACTTGATGTACTCCACCATTCGATTTTCCATCTGCAAGATGGTTTCAATCAGTTCTTTAGTAGAGCGACCTTCAACAATCACATCATCTTCAGTGACCACAATGCCTTCAATGGCTTTTGAATCACGGAAAGATGCTGTCATCTTGTCAAAGCGTTTTTGGAATTCGGCTTGGTCAAATTTCTCAATGCGCTCTTGCATAGCATCAAGCTCTTTTGTCAGCGGAACACGAACCTTGAAGTTGTATCCTGCAAGCTCAAAAGACTTGGTACGCAGATTGGAGATTTCGCCAAAGGCAGATGTGAGTTTTGTCATAAGTTATCGTGTTTTGATGATCTTGTGGTAAATCGACTCGTTCAGATTGAAAGCGTATTCAACGACTTCATCTGGACTCATCTTATCAGCATGGTTCCTTGCAATGTCATGTGCAAGAGCGATTGCTGTGATTCGCTGTTGTTGAAACCCAAACCAATTCTTGGAAGAATCGGATTGGGCTACAAGAAAGTTCAGAAGATCGTTGCTGTCTTTTACTATCATTTCTTTTACTCTGTTGTAACGTCTTGTGCTGGTTCAGCAACTTCTTCAATGACCACTACAGGAGCAGTCATGTTGTACTTTTTCAGCAGGGCCAAAGCAATGGCTTCTGCTGTGTCAGGTTTGGCTGTGGCTTTTGCAAGTTCAGCAGTGTCAACCACCAAGCCACGGGCAACAACTTCAATGTCGCCGTAGCTGGTCACAATCATTTCAATTGCGTCTGTGACTTTCATCAGTTGTTCGACCAGCCGTACTGGTTGCCCCGTGGATGAATGGTAAATGTGCATTTTGCTTCAGCGCCGGGTGCAGCATCAATGTGGAATTGACCAACACGAC